TAAAATTTGTTTTGTTTTTCCTACTACCACTTAACATTGATCTAAAATGTCGATTTTGACAAGTTAATCCACTTGCTAACCAAGCTTCAACAGAACTGTTGTATATAATTCCATTTTCTGTATTTATTACTTTTTTAGCAATAGGGTTTATATATCCATTTTCATAAAGTTTTTTTTGTGATTCACTTTGTTTTTTGCAAATTTCTTCACTTACTTTTATTCCTTTTTTTAAAGATACTTTGCCATACATACCATTATTAACTCCTTTATTTTTTAAAGATATTTTTTGTTTTGATTCTTCAGACATTTTACCTCTTACATTTTCATATGAAGTTAAAACACAGTTTAATCCATTTTTAGATAAAACATTATATTTTTCTTGATAATATCTTTCTCTTTCACTTAAATCAGATAAGTTACATTCTTCTAATATTTCAAAATCATGATTTTCAACTCCATATTTTAAAAAAGTGTTAAATAACCTAGGTTGTTTTTTACAATTCATTATTTTATAATGATAAAATCTATTTTCTAAATCAATAGATTGACCAATATATATTCTACCTTTTGGGTTTATTATTTTATAAATACCTATTTTTTTATTCATAACTTTAGAAATAATAAGGATTAATATTTTTTCTATTATCCATATAATTAAAATGAACAAATCCACTACGACCTTTATTAAAATTTAATTGTACCCAATTTGAACTAGGACTAAATGCTGGGTAAGAATAATATCCAAATACATCACTACTAGAATCGTCTAATACTGCTAAATGACTATCTCCTTTTCCAAACTCTATTTCAAAATACCCTTTATTTAACACTTCTATTTGATTTAAATAACCTATAACTTTATTTACAGTTGCAGGATCTGCTTTAGGTTTAAATCCAAACTTCATATTTGCATCATCTTTACCATGAGTTAAACAAAAACATCTATTTTCTATTATATAATAATCTATAAATTTTCTTTGGTTAATTACTTCAATATTTTTAATTGCTTCTTCTATATATACTTTAAATGCTGAATTTGTAATATACCCAAAATGACCTGCATGATTATCATTACAAATATTTATAAATTTTATTTTTTCAAAATAAGGTGCAAGAGATTTAACTAATTTTATCTTAAACTCTAAAGCTACATCAAAAGCATCACTTGTACTCATATTTTGAGGTAACTTGTGTCCACCTCTAGTAGTCAAACTATTATACCCATCTAAAAAATCTCCTAAATCATTAATAATAAGAGTATTAGATTTTTTATGTTCTATAGTATGTTGTACCATAATTTCTAATCTCTTAAACAATTCTTCTTTATCCCATTTTAGATCATACAAAGAATAACCTGAACTAGCTACATCCATACCTACATGAACATCAGTAAAAACAAGTCTATCAAATAAAGCAGTATTTTTACTTGTTTCTACTTTTTTAATAGTAATAGGTTCAATTTTACCAAATAATTCTTTAAAATTAATAGTATCTAAATCTAAACTTTCCTTATCTTTATATAAAGGATTAGTAAAAAACATTGAAGATTTATCATTTTTAAGCCAACCATGTTTTATATCTTCTACCGGCACTCCTATAGATAAACTTTCTTGGTAAATAGCATTTAATTCTTTAACTGTTTCTACCATTTCTAAAGGAACCCAAACATTAGTACCTTCAGTATTTTGTTTAGTATTTTTAACATTTCTTCCGTATGTACTTAATAAAAAATCAAGCTCTTCTGAAGTTAAGTTAAAACTATTATTGTTTAATTTTTTTAATAATCTTTTTTTATTGGGTCTTGCAATCTCTAAATAATTTTTATTATTACTTGTCCAATTTAAAAATTTATTTACAACTTGTTGATTTACCATGTTTTATGTGTTTTAATATAAGTAAAATATTAAAAATTAAACTAATTGTCAAAATTAAAAAATAATTTTAATATTATTCTAATTTTTATTAAGTACAAAGATACAATAATACTTATGTTTTATCTTCTTTTTTTTCTTGAGTAGCATACTTAATACCCATAATAGTACCTACAATAGAAAATGCATTAGTTAATAATACACTAAACATATTACTCCAAGTAGAGCCAATAATTTGAGTATCCTTATTTGATAAAATTGCAAATGAATACATTATAGTTGTTATAAATCCAACACTAACTATAACTCCTAAAGCAGTCTTAACAATAGTTCCAATTAATTCATTTTGACTTTTTTTAATTGTTGCTTCTAAGTCCTCTAAAACATTATTTTTTTCTATCTCTAAGGCAACCCTAAGGTTATTAGAATTGTCTAATTCTACTTGCAAATTTTTAGATAACTCATTGATTTTGTTTTTGCTAGTAACAGTTTCAGTAATGTCATTAGCAATTTTCATTACTTTTCTACAAACTCCATCATTACTAAGTATTGGATTATAAGTGGCTTTTAAATAAACAATATCACCATCCATTTTTCTTCTCTCATATTCTCCTTCAAAAAACTTACCACTACTTAATTTTTTCCAAAACTCTTTGTATTCTTCTGATTTTGAGTACTCAAAGCTTACAAAAATACTGTGATGTTTTCCAATAATCTTGCTTTCATCTCTTTCATCAAAACCCATAGTTTTTAAGAAAAGAGAATTTGCACCAAGAATATATCCATTACAATCAAAATAAATAACAGCATTGCTTTTACTTACTGCACCAATTTCATTCTTTGCTATAACTGTTGTACTAACATCATTAGCAATTTTCATTATTTTAGTAACTTCCCCATTTTCATTTAATATAGGATTATAAGTTGCTTGTAAATAAATAAGTTCTCCATCTAACTTAACTCTTTCAAACTCACCTTCATAAAACTGACCATCTCGTAATCTTTTCCAAAACTTTTCATATTCTTTTGATTTAAAATATTCAGTAGAAACAAAAATACTATGGTGCTTACCTATAATTTTTTCATGGTCTCCTTCCTTATATCCCATTGTCTCTAAAAAAATAGAATTTACTCCGAGAATTATACCATTAAGGTCAAAATAAATAACAGCATTACTACGATTAATAGCTTCTAACCTACTTATTAATTCTTCTTTAGACAATGTTTTCATAGTTAATCCTTATTATTTATTTATTTTAATTTGAAACCAAATGAAATACCTATGCCAGGTTGAATGCCTTGTGGGGTAAGTGATAAAGTAGGTCCTGCAATTAAAGAAAATTTATTTTTAGACTGTAAATATTGTATATGATTTTGTCTTACAGTATCTCTAACTAATAATGTTTTAATTAAAGTATCTGATTTAATTATTACATTATCACAATTTATAAGTGAATTTTTTAAAGCAATAACTAAACTATCACAAATAGAATCTTTGCCTGCAACATACTTTTTATCTATGCTATAAACAATTTCTTTAGATTTAATATAATGGTTTTTTACTACTTCTCTATCTACTATTAGAGTATCTATTTTTTGAGAAAGACTGTCTGCTAGTCTTTGAATTATAGCTTCATCTTGGGAAAGTTTATTATGTGAAAACCACATATATGTCCCAAATAAAGTAACAAGGATTATAAGTATATATTTCATTATTTAACGTATGTATAGTATTTAAATGTTTTTTCTTCTCTATCAGCCAAACCATGGGTACCACCATTAATTCTTTTAGTAAGAGCTAATATAGTTTCTTTGGTTACACCTTTATCACATATATCCCAAAGTTTGTTTTTATCAAAAAAGAATTTAGCAGATTCAAAAGAAAGTTCTCCAGCTACTAAATCAGGGTTAGACATAATCTCAGGATTTTTTAAATAATCTGAAAATGCTTGATAGTTTGATTTACCTGTTAATTGTAAAGCTCCCCTACCTCTAAATTTCCATCCATCTCCTGAAGCTTCGTCTCCATTCCCCATTCTTGAAGAATAAACTTTGTTAGCAATTTTTTCAGGGTTTCTTGCATACTTAGGAGTAGTAGCACTTGTAAAATATTTTCCAAATATCTTAACTAATCCTTCTGCAGAATAGTTTAAGTTTTCAGAAAAAGCTTTAAAGTTGCCAGACTCATGTGCAGTTTGTGCAAAAAAGTGTGCAGCTCTTTCTGGAGTAAACCCATAATATTCCATAGCAGCTTTTAATGTTCCAGGGCCAAAAGCACCATCAGCTGTTACCCCAATTTTTTCTTGTAATTTACTCAGACTCATTTTCTTTATTTTTATTAGTGTTAATAATATTTGTAATTTTTTCTGTTGCAGCAATTCCAAATGAACCTAATACTAATATTTCAAATGCTGTAAATATAAACTCATTTACAATAAGTTCTTTGCCTAAGTAGCCTGTTATAATATCTACTGTTGCAAATAAACACATCATGATAAAAGCTAAAAATCCTATTACAGATTTTTCATTAATGGAATTGTCATCACAAAACATTTCTCTTAAAAATTTCATAGTTTTATTTTTTAATTTTTTTACAATTTATATGTTTTTATAGGTTATGTAATAAAAACCCATCCTTCAGACTTATTAATATATAAACCTTCTACTTCATCAATTTGATATATCATTAACCCTATAGCTGGCATAGATATTAATCTTTTTGCTTCTGCTGTCATTCTTGGGGGTAAAAATCCTTTTACTGTTGAATTTATATTTAATATAGAAGAAGGTTCTTCTACGTCAGTACCTATTAATACATTCCCATTAGTATTAACTTTAAAAAAAGTAGTATTAGTATCTAAATCTTTAATATTCCAACTTGCCTCTCCTTTTATATACCAATTAAAAGTAGCATTTATAGTTATAAATAAAGAATTTATCCAATCAACTAAACCCCTTATTGTAGGGAAATAAGTTTCTGAAGTTTCATTACCAACTACTGTTGATGTTTTATTAGTTTCATTTTCAGGAGTAAATCCTAATACATCTTGTTTTGAAGTTGCTAATCCACTATACTGAGTATTTGTTGCATTATCTCCAGTGTTTGTTCCACTTGTATTACTTACAACTGTCAGTTGTGCATCCGTAATGTAACGCTTATTTAAAGTATCTGCTATATCTGCTGTTGTAGCATCTACCCCACTTGTTACAAGGCCTTTTGCATCATATGTAATTTTTGTATTAGTAGCCCCTACAATAGTAGTATTTTTTACAACTAATCCACTTAAATCTTGATCTCCTGTATTACTACCACTTAAAGTTGTAATTCCTAATATTGTTTTGATTCTTGAAATATCAAAATAAGAAACTATAGCACTCCAAACAGGAAATTTAGTAGTACTTGCACTATCTGTAGTAGAAGTGGATTTATTGGAGGAATCTTCTTTTAAGCCTATTGCAGTAGCTTGTAAAGTAGATATAGGTTTATTTGCATCATTTGTATTATCTACATTATTTAAACCTATTGCATTTTTATCTAAAGTTTGAAATGTTTTATCTCCTCTCCAATATTCAGAGGAAGTACCCCCTGTTATAGTAGGTTCTTTGGTTAATAGCCCAGTATTAACTGCATTCACAGTAGGATACTTTATAGAACTAGCTGTTAAATCATTTTGTTTATTTGCTAGGTCTTCAGGGGTATAACCCAAAGCATAAGTTACATCTGAGTCTAATAAATATACATCTCCCTGTCTTTCATTAAAAGAGTTTACTCCTGTTGAGGTATTAATAACTTTGTTAATCCATGTTTTAGAAACACTATCATAAGACAATACATCTCCTTCTTGTAAATTTTCAAAACTTAAACCTACTAAGTCATCTATATTTGGTGTAGATAAATTATAAAATCTATTATTTTGTGCATCCCATCCATAATATTTACCATCTGTTCTAACATAATAAATTTCTACAGGGTATCCACGTTCAGGAAGAGTATTTAAAAAATAAACTTGCATGTTTAAATTTTATTTTTTTGTAGTTTTCTTTATTTCTTGGCTTCTCATTAAAACTTCTTTTAAATTTGTCCAAATAGAAAATCCAAAAAGAGTTTTTATATTTTCATCTATACTCTTTGCTTCTACAAAACATAAGGATAGCGTTATTAATTTAGTTAATAAATAATTATTTTGATAATGTAATTTTGTAAATTCATTTATTAAATTATAATCTATTATAAAAAATGTTAATACAGTTAATTGATAAAGTAAAAATTTGCTAATAATTA